GGATGGTGCTCAACAAACTATATATAAAGATTATTTAAATAATAATCCTACTAACGCAGAAGACTATTTAGATGCAGGTAGAAAAGTTTCAGGAGCGAGAGGCACTAGAATACAAGCAGGTATTGTAAAAGCTATAGCGAAAGAAATGACAGTAGCTTCACAAAATACTAGTTTTTATGATATCTTTTTTAATGCTGTATATGCTAAGTACCAAGATATTTTTAACCTCAGAACTCAAGTAGAAACAGGAATGAAACCTGAACAATTAAGAAAAGAGTTAATTATAAGAGGAGAACTAATACCTGTTTTAGACGGAAATGCAGGTGGTAGTAGATGGAACTCTGGAAAGATGGACATTGCAATTAGACAACACTATGAAAACTTTTTAACAGATGAACCTACATTTGTCAAAGAAGTTCAAAGGTTGATGGGATTACCTTTAAAAGAAGCACAACAACTTTTTATGGATAGTCCAGGTTACATTGAAGAAGGAAGTTTACATTCAGCTAAGCTAATGATACAAAGACTTTTTCCTAAACACAAGTCAAAGCCCAATATGAGGTACAGATTAAATAAAGATTTAGTAAAAACTTTAGGTACTAAGACTAAGAAAGGAAAAGAAAGTAGCTCAAAACCTTCAGGTAAAATGACTCAAAAGGCTACTCGTAAAAAAGGAAAAAATATACGAGTATCCACAGCAGCTTTATCAAGGTCAGTAATGTCTAGAGGAAGACTAGCGAAAAAAGCTCAGTCAAACCCAATGGCGTTAAAGAATTTAATAAATTCTATGTTACCTCAAGTAGTAGCAATGAAAATGCAAGAACCTAATTTAAGATTTAGGACTGGAAGATTTGCAAATTCTGCACGAATGACAAACGTAACTGTAGGGCCTAAAGGCGGGTTACAGGGCGATTATACATATATGAGAAGTCCTTATGAAACATTTGAACCAGGTGGAAAAATGGGAAGTACACAAAGAGACCCAAGAAGAATAATAGGAGCAAGTATTAGAGAAATAGTCTCAACTCAAATGCAAGGAAGATTTATAAAAGTAAGGAGAGTATAATGGATTCAACAACAGCAAGAAGATATACCTCCAAGCGTAGAGCAATAGTAGAAGCTCTCGCTATAAAATTAGAAGGAATTAACGGACAACCTCCTTTCAGAAGTTCTGTAGCAAGCGTAGAACGAAGATTAAAGTTCTGGGATGAGGTAAATGAATTTCCAACAATACATGTTGGAGCAGGGGCAGAAACTCGTCAATATGATGGAGGTGGGTTTCGATTTAGATTTTTAACTATAACAGTTCGTATCTATGTGTCTGATGACAACGATGTTGTCGAAGCATTAGAAGAATTGTTAGAAGATGTTGAGACGGTAATAGAGGATAGCGACCCACTAACATACTATGACTCAACAGGAGCATCTCAAACTACAGTGCAAACAACAATTGCTACTGTAGATACAGATGAAGGCGTATTAGAACCTCTAGGTGTAGGAGAAATCACCATAGAGATTCGATATTAATGGAGATATAATAATGTCATTTTTCTTTAGTAGAGATACCAAAGTTTTCATGAAGTGGAGTGCTGACGGTACAACCGCCAATACAGCTCTTTATGAAATTCCTGTTTTGGATGGATTTTCATTCAGTCAGGCAACAAATACTACAGAAGTAACATTGAACGAAGCAGCTACATCTTCTGGTTATACAAAAAGAGGGAGAACAATGTTCACCGACTCTTTTGCACCAGCAGAGTGGAGCTTTAGTACTTATATAAGACCTACAACATCAGCAGCTGGTTCATACGCTGCAGATGCAGGACTACATGCTGGAAACGCTAAAAAGTTTGCAGTAGAAGGTCCATTGTGGGCAGCTATGGGTGCTTCAAATTACATGGCTGCGGTTGGTGAATCAGGAACATTTGACCCTGCAGCTCACGAACCTAACGCATTTGATTTTGCAAGTTCAAACAATGTAACTTTAGGAGAATTTGATTTATTCTTCGTTCTTGGTGCAACCAAGGATTCAGAAGGAGAAATATATACAACAGGCACTGATGGTGTAACCGTCTATAAGCTATCTGACTGTACAGTCGGTTCAGCTACTATCGATTTTGATATTGATGGTATAGCACAAATCAGCTGGTCTGGAAATGGTAAAACAATAGGAGAGGCTGTACAGCTCAAAGTTACCGCAGGAGCAACATCTCCAGCAGTAACAGGAGAGGAGTCAACCACTATTGGTTTAATCAACGAGGGAGTTTCCTCTACAACAAACTTCATTAGACAGAAGTTAACAGATTTAACTGTACAATATGATGCATCTGAAGTCAGTGGTTCCACTGGTGCTTTAGGTAACTCAGACATCACGTTTGCTGTAACTCTAACTGGTGGAAGTATAACTATTGAGAACAACCTCAATTATTTAACCCCAGAAACTCTAGGAGATGTTAACCAGCCTATTGGGCATATAACAGGAACTAGAAATGTTTCAGGAAACTTTACTTGTTACTTGAACTCACAAACAAATGGGTCATTAGACTTATTTGAAAAACTTCAAGAATCAAGAGGAATTATTACTAACGCTTTTGCTTTAACATTTAATATAGGCGGAGGAAGTAATACTCCTAGATGTGCAGTAGCAATGCCAAAATGTCACTTAGAATTACCAGCTCATAGTATTGAGGACGTAATATCTGTAGATGTGGCTTTCCACGCGTTGTCATCTGATTTATCATCGGACACAGCAGCAAATGCAACAAATGAAATGAGTGTAACATACACATCATAATTTAACTAAGAATGAGTGAGGAATCCAATCCTCACTCGTTCAATTTTGGAGATTAAAATTGGAAAAGAACAAAGAAGTAGTACAAGAATTAAAAAAAGAACCCATTTCGCTAAAGAGTTTACTTACTCCTAGCAAAACAGTAGAATTTGATTATCCTGGGATGGACGGTTTTAAAATTAAACTAACTTATCTTGCAAGAGAAGAGTTATTGAAGTTAAGAAATAAGTGTGTAACTCAAAAGTTTAATAAAAAGACTAGAGCATACGAAGAAGAATTCGATGCAGATAAGTTCCTTCCTCAGTATATAAAAGCAGTTATCAAAGGATGGACTGGACTGAAGTATAAATACTTAGAAGAGCTTCTATTAGTAGATACATCAGGAGTCGAGAGTGAAGATTGCTTAGAGTTCACAGATGAAAACTGTGAAGTTCTAATGAAAAATTCTAACGATTTCGATACCTGGGTTACTGAACAAGTTGGAGACTTAGAAAATTTTACAGAACGCAAGTAACTTTAATACTTGCGGAACTAGAAAGATTCTTTAAAAATGACATAGACTTAGATAAATATTTAAGAATCTGTGAACAACTTGGTGAGGAACCTGACCCTAATAAAATGCCCCCATCTCGTGATATATTACCTTACGAGGTGCAGATAGCATTTGCAATTCATGATATGTTACCTGACAGATGGGATGGAATGTCTGGG